TAGTGTTTCACGATGCCGACGTTTTGCACGTTCCAGGCTTTTCTTTCGATGGCGTCGAGGGGATCGGGCTACTCGATGTTGCAAACAAGACCTTCGCGACGGGCAGCGAAGAGGTGAACTTTAAGCTAAATCAACTCAGGCGGGGCTTTCGGGGTAAGTTGTTTCTTGAAGCACCGCCGGCCGCATTCCGAAAAGCAGAGGATGCGAAAGAGTTTATTGACGACTTCAATAAGCTCGAAGCGGGCTCGGAGAATTCAGCCAAGGCTGGCCTCTTGCGCGAAGGCATCAAGGCAAACGCAGTCTCAATGAACAACAACGACGCACAATTCGCAGCCTTGCAGAAGCTAACCCGGCAGGAGGTCGGTATGCTTTTTGGTCTTGAGGCGATGCCAGGGGACGGCGAATCAAGTAGCTACAGCACAAGGGAACAAAGCCAGCTAGCTTACCTTCAATGTCTGGACCATTGGCTAGTTAAATTTGAAGAGCAGTGCGATATGAAGCTTCGCACTCGACGCGAAAAGAATTCAAGGGAGGTCTATTTTAAGTGCAACCCGGCAGCACTCTACAGAACTGACCTAGCAACGACGATGGAATCATTCTCGAAGGCTATCGCGTCAAGGATTATGAACCCCAACGAATGCCGGGCCAAGCTCGACTTGAATCCTTACGTCGGCGGCGATGAGTTCATTAACCCGGCGATCAGCACAGCGACCGGGGAACAATCGCCAGACGAAGCAGAGGACACGCCAGAGGATGACCAAGAGGGCTCGCAAGAGGACACGCAAGAGCAAGCCCGAAACGATCGGGCCGTCGAGCAAATGCTACGGGGGCTCATTCGAACCGAAGGCAATAACGCTATCAACGCATCGAAAAAAGCTCAATTCGTCGCTTGGATCGGCAAAAAGTATCCGCAATGGGAAAATAAGCTAGCCGACAAGATCGAGGCGATCGGGCTCGACCGTGACCTAGCAAGGCTCCATTGCGAGAAATCGACGCAGATTCTAGCGACTTTGGCGGCTCAATACGGTGGCGAATCGCTACAGAAAGCCGTCGAAAACGAGGTTAAAACGTGGGAAGATCGCATATTTGAACTGAAAGGCGCGAAATAATGATCGAAGTCAAAGCAGAAACCAACGAAATCCTTTTGAGCGGTATTGTTGGCGATGGATGGGATGAATTTCCGATCACGCAAAAGGGCGTCGTTGATGCCTTGCGTTCTTTCGGATCCAGTCCGGTGACGATCCGAATTAACAGTCCAGGCGGTGCGGCCGATGAGGGGATCGGCATTTATAACGCACTTCGATCGCACGGCGGGGAGGTTACAACGATCAATGACAGCCTAGCAGCGTCGGCGGCTAGCGTGATTTTCTTGGCTGGCAAGAATCGCCTAATGGCCGATGGATCGCGGATTATGATCCATCGAGCGATGTCCTTTGCGATGGGCAACCAAGACGAATTGGGCAAGGTGATTTCGGCGTTGAAAAGCTATGACGCGTCGCTGGTTGACATCTACCGGCAGTTCATCGGCAAGGATCCTTCGGAGATCGAATCGCTGATGGCTGCCGAGACATGGTACAACGTCGACGACGCTATAGCCTCTGGTCTTGCCACAGGACGCGTCGAAAATGGCAAGAAGTACAAGAAGCCAAAGAACGCTTTCGACTCGGCAGCGACGATGCTAGCACGCCAGAAAATGGCCCAGTTTTCAAAACACTTGACAAGCTCGGGCCAGTAGCCTAGATTTATTGCGTCGGCCAGAAGTGCCAACAACTCTGCAACTTATTAGCGGCAGTGACACACGGTTAAAAACAGTTTGTTTTCCCGTGGCAGTCATGCCGCTATCTTGGTTTAACGACTGCCACACAACCCAATAAGGGCAGTCGAAATGAAGAGCGCGAAAGCACTAGCAGACGAAATTCAAGCCTTGCAAGCCAAGGTTCAAGCGATCCAAGCAATCGCAACCCAAGAGACCCGCGAATTGCTCGAAGATGAGCAATCCGAGATTGATACTATCCTCGGGACCGAAGGCAAGCCGGGCCAGATCGAGAATCTCGCCAAGCAACGCGAACGAGCGATGAAAATCGAGCAAGCCGTCTCCAACACGGTTCGCCAACACGTTGACAGCCAACCCTTGACCGGATCGACCTTCCGAGTCCCGGCAACGGCTCGGGCAACTCGCACGCTTAAGGCCTTTAAGGGGCCAGAGGCAGAGCGATCGGCTTACGCTTCGGGCCAGTTCTTTCGAGCGCTGAATGGCAACGGGCAAGCCCGGCAATGGTGCCGCGATAATGGCGTTTTGAATGCCATGGGAGAAAACGACGACCTTCGCGGTGGCGTCTTGGTCCCACCTGAGTTTTCCACGGCGGTTATCAGCCTAATGGAATCCTACGGCGTGATTTCGCAATACGCCCGCGATTACCCGATGACTTCCGATACGGTGACCATCCCTCGGCGTGTAAGCGGCTTGACTGCTTACGCTGTTTCCGAAGCCGGTGAGATCACGGCATCGGATCCGACAATGGGCCAAGTTTCGCTGACGGCCAAGAAGTGGGCGACGCTTACCAGGGTGTCTAGCGAGCTGAATGAGGACGCTGTTATCGCTTTGGCTGAATACTTGGCCGAAGAAATGGCACAGGCTCACGCCTTGAGGCTCGATACGGCTGGCTTCCTTGGCAATGGCGAGCCCGTTAACGGTGGCGTCATGGGGCTTGCAAATGCGCTTAACGCGGGGTCCGTTGTCACTGCGGCATCGACTCAGAACACGGCAGCATCGTTGACGATCGGCGTATTTCACGCTGCGGTTGGCAAGCTGCCTGAGTTCCCAGGTCTCAATCCGGTTTGGTTTGTCCACAAGTCGGTTTGGTCCAACGTCATGGCGCGGCTTCAAGTCGCAGCTGGCGGGAACAACGTCGAGAATTTCGGCGACGGTCCGGTTCGTCAATTCTTGGGCTATCCGGTTGTGTTTGCTCAAGTGCTTCCAAGCACGATTGGGGCATCTACTAAGTTCGCCTACTTCGGCGATCTTTCGATGGCGTCCACCTTGGGACTGCGACGCGGCTTGAGTGTTGTGGCCGATGCTTCGCGATACATGGAATTCGACCAAACGGCGTTCCGATCGACGATCCGATGGGATTACAACATCCACGAGCGGGGCGATGCGAACAACGCGGGGCCAATCGTTCGGCTCGACTCGGCGGCTTAATTCAATCCAACCAAAAAAGAAAGTAGGTGACCTGTGAACAGTCTTCAACAAGCAAAATATGTAACCGCAATTAAACCGGCGGCGATTATCGATAATGCATCGGCTACGGCTGACGTTATTGATACACGAGGATGGGAATACGCAACAATCATCGTCCAGCTCGGAGTGACCGACATTGCTCTGACGGCATTGAAAGTCCAAAACTCGGCAACGAGTGGCGGGTCTTACGCCGACATTACCGGGGCGACCTTTGCCGGTGGCGCAGGCATGGGTGGAGCTACGCTAGCCCTGCCAAGTGCGACCGACGACGGGCAGACTTGCGTATTCCAAATCGACATGCGAAACAAGGATCCGTTCTTGAAGATTGTCGCCACCTTTGGCGACGGCTCTAACGGCGGTTTCATCGCGGCGGTTTGCGTCTTGAGCCGTGGCAAGATCGGCCCAGTGCTGTCTACCGAAGCGGCCGACGGCGATGTTTGCCGAGTGGTCTAGTCTATGGACCTGACTTTACTGAAAGATTGGAACGGCCTACCAGTCGGCTTTCGGCTGGTGGGCGTCCAGGATGGTCAAGCGGAATTGATGATTCAAAGAGGGCTTGCAAGTGCGATTGAAACCCGAAGTAGTGACGAAACCAACAGCCGAGCCGGTGACGCTCAGCGAGGTCAAGAAACAACTCGAAATCGCAAGCAGCGACACAAGCCATGACACGCACTTAACCGCCTTGATTGGCGCGGCTAGGGAGCAATGGGAGCATGATACCGACAGTGTGACATGCTTCCAAACCTTGCGGGTGCGAGTGCCTTATTGGGCCGACGGGCTCAAGCTACCGAGAAGCCCGATTCACTCGATTACCTCCATCCAATACTTCGATGGGCTCAATGCACTCCAGACGCTTTCGGCTAGCCTTTACCAATTGCACGTCGATGAGATCCGGCTTGCGTACCTAGCGACGCTACCAGCGACAGTATCGCGCTGGGATGCTTGGGCGATAACCTACAAGGCTGGGCATTCGCAAGACGGCCAGAGCGTACCAGAGGCGGCCAGGGCAGCAATCTTGATGCTTGCGGCTCACTACTTTGAAAATCGGGACATGCTTATGTCCGATGCGATGCAAACGATGCGACCTTACGAAATGCTTGTCCGGCGATTTATGCGGAGTAGCTACCCATGAAAAAAACACAAGAAGAAACCAATTCGCTCGACCAGACCAACGCAGCGATCAAAATCCCTCGCGTAGGCTTGACCTGCGAGGATGGCAGAGTGTTTCGCGTTCGCTCGTGGGAGCCTGTGGTTTCTATTGGCAAGTTGGTAACGATTAAAATCGAAGTCATTGTCCAGATGCCCGATGGGGAGTATGCGCAGTGAGGCCAAAGAACCAACGTACCGGGGCCCTTCGCCACCGATGCACAATTCAACAACCGACAGAGACGGTCGACGCAGCGGGCCAGCCTGTCGTTTCTTGGTCCTCTTACGTGGTCGATGAGCCTTGTAAGTTTGAGCCGACAGCAGGAATCGAATCAATGAGGGGCCGACAGCTAGAAGCAGGGACAAGGGCGGTTTTTCGGGTCCGATACCGATCGGGCTACACGGTTCAAATGCGGGTTGTTTACCAGGGCGAAACCTACGGAATCACGGCGGTAAACATGGTCGACGGCTTGCGAAACTACATTGACATAATCTGCGCGGCGGTGTTGCCTTGAGTACTTCAATCGAAATCAACGAGGATCTAATCAAGCAGATCGGCCAAATCCCGTTGATGCTTCGCAACGCTCCGTTCGGTCGATGCCTTGGAGCATTCGCAAGGCCTATCGCGGCGGCTTGCCAGGGTCATGCCCAGTCATCGAGGGCTACAGGATCGCGGCTTAAATGGTCCAAGAAATTCAAGAATAACGCGGCGTTCCAAAACGATTCGCGGCAGCATTTCAATCACAAGGTATTCAAGGGCGGTATCGGCGTTGTCATTGGAGCGACCTGGAAAGAGGGCAACAAACAGCAGTTCGTTATGCCCTACAAGAAAGGCGAAAGCTACACGCGAAACCATTGGGGCAAGCCTGGATCGCCTGTTATTTATACGGGCCGATCCGGTCGGCAATACACTCGAATCAACCGATCGAAAGCGACCGTAGCGACATTCCCAAAAGAACAACGCGCACCCATGCGAGCCTATCGCCAAACCTCGGGCGCGGCCGAAGCGGCTTTCGTCAATCAACTTCAAAAGGAAGTAAAGGAGCTACGAATTGGCTAAGAACCTTTCATTGACCGGGACCGTAACGATTGCATCGAGCGGGACCGTATCAACGGCGATTACCATCGAAGGCGGTCGGACAGTGCTTGCACTTCGCACGCCAGCAACGCTAAACGGGACGGAATTCAAGTTCCAGGCGTCGACCGATGGAGATAACTTTTTCGCCTTGTACAACGGATCGACCGAATACGCGGTAACCGTTGCGGCGTCGCGGTACATCGCCCTGAATACCGAAGTGATGGCCGGGGTGCGATTCCTCAAGGTTGTCAGCGGGTCAAGCGAAGCGGCAGCAAGGACGATCAGCGTTGTGAGCGGGGAACTGTAAATGTCGGCGATCGGCGAAGCATTGCGAACCAAGCTCCTAAGCTATTCGGCGGTATCTACGCTTATCGGGCAGCGTATGTACCCTGATGCCTTGGTTCAAAACGCGACGCTTCCGGCTTGCCTTTACTACGTTACTTCGACCGAACGCGAGAATCACTTGCAGGGCCTCAGTAAGCTAGCTCACGCACGATTCACCATTGAATGCTACGCATTGACGCGAACCACAGCAAGCGCGATCAGTCGAGCGATTAGGGACACTGGAATCGATGCCTTTCGGGGCGTTGTCAGTTCACACACTTTTTGCGGGATCGATTTTGATTCCGGCGATGAGTACATGCAAGAGCCGCCAACAGACGGCAACCAAGAGCACAGGTACATAGTTTCGTTTGATATGTTGGTCCACTACAAGGAGCCTTAAAAATGCCAGCACTTACCGTTGCAGATACCGGACTCGGAGCGACCATTTCGGGAACCGGATTGATTACTACTCAGGTTGTTTCGATCGGCGAAATGACGATCAGCGTCGATACGCTTGATATTACGAGCCTGGACACAGCCGGATTCGAGGCCCTTCGGCCTTCGGACCTTCGGAAGAATCCAGAGGTTGACGTTGTGTTTAACTGGCTCGGAGCGGCGATTCCGATCACAACCGCGATGATTCCAACCTCGGAGCCTTACGCTGGAATTTCCGTTACGGTCACCCTCCCGGGGGCCGGATCGTTCCAGGGGACTGCTTTCGTCAAGGAAGTCAAAACGCCAAAGCTTGCCAAGGGCGAAGTCATGAGGGGCTCGTACAAGCTCCAATTCGACGGCGCGACCGATATTACTTTTACCCCTGCCTAAGGAATGATCGAAGATGGTTTTTGAACTGAATCGCCAGCGTGGTATTTCGTTGGCTACTGGGATCGAGCGGGACTTGAACCAGTGCCAGATCCGCGTTGGCGGTAAACTTGTCGGCTATTTGCCCTTTGGTGAATCGCCACAGATTCTAGCGATATTCGAATTCCCGCATGATGCCTTGACGGCTGACGAAATCGCTTCGCTCGAAATGCAACTCGAAGCGATCCAAGGCTATCCAGCCAAAGTGCTTGGACCTGAGCAAGTTTCGCGTACGTTTGTTAAGGCAGCACTCGAAGCAATCGCGCAAGCAAAGGACGAAGAGGACGATGAGTAACCAGGACGATTTCCTTGCACTGGCAAAGCGTGATTTGGCCGTCGAGCCTGTCACGGTCAAGGGAAAGCAATACTACATCCATGAGCTATCCGAATCGGATGCGGCAAACATGGAGGTCGAATTGCAGACCAAAAAGGGCTATGACTGGACAGCACACCGGCGGGTGATGGTTGCCTACTGCCTGCGAGACGAATCAGGGCAGCGGGTAGTAACGGATCCTAACGTACTGCGAGACCTCCCTAGGTCGGTTGTCGGGCCTCTTTACGATCAGTGCCTAGAGATCAACAAGTACGACCAAGGGGAGATCGAGGCCCTTGCAAAAAAATCAGAAAGAGCCGACGCCTAAAAGTGGCGTACCGGCTCTGCCTGAAATGGGGAATCCAGGATCCGGCGGCGTGGATGCAAAGTCTACCCGCTGGGGCCTTAAATCAGTGGCTAGCGTGGGACATGGTGGAACCAATGGGCGAAAAGTGGATGCAGACTGCGAAGCTCTTGGAAGCCCTCTATTTGCCCCTCTACGCACGCGCCGACGAAGAACCGCCTG